AACGAATCTCCGCATTTCCTCGCGGAGTGTTAATGGCCGTTCGTTACCGCCGATCAATTCGACGGGAACGGGATCGGGCGTTTCACCTGGTACACCAGTTTCTCGAATTATCTCACGTCGTGCTTGCATTACAGAATCCTCGGGTTGGCGTAAGCATCAACAAGGCGTCGGGCCATAATCTTGTTTTGGACCATGATCCACATGCCATCCATGGTTTGCTCGTTGAATATACGCTTTGAAGGGTTGCAGTCAGTAAACGACTGATTAAGGACTGGCGCAGCCTGGAACTCTCGCGCCAGGTGCCAATAGTTCAAGACATCACGAAATTCAGCTGATACGTGCGACGGCTGTTCGCGGTATTCGGAATACCTGTCCTGATAGCCAAAGGTTTCAAGCCCATTGGCTGCGTCTGCATAGACCTCGTTGTTGTACACCTCCTGTTGCCCGATGAATTGCAATTCACGCTGAAAGTAATCTTCCTTGTCCAGGCGCAAGAAAGAACGGTGAATACCGTCTGAATAAATAGCCTTCGGCCTTACTGAGAGGAACGAAACAATGAAACCATGTTCCTCAATGAAGCGACGGTATCGATTAGATTTCAACGCCGCGATGCCGTGGCCGTACATGTCGGCGACGCCAAATTCGCGGGTTGGTGTTGCTGACTCAGGAGCCGTCTGGAGCACTTCGGAGAAGTTGATTTGTGCTTGGCCTCCTCCAAGCAGTTCAGGACGCTGGAGTCTTGCGTCCTTTGGATTAACACCCAGGTAACGAAGGTACTCTGTGTAGCGAGACCCGTACCGGGCTCGCGCTTCTTCGTAACGTTGGATTGCGAAAGACTTTCGCACGTCGTTGACATTGCCGCCGATGGCTTGTGACAAGTCAGCGAATATGCCTGGGTAACCTGGATTATTTGGATCCTCTTCGACATACAGCGATTTGCTTCCACCTGGTGAACTGCCATCGATGAGTGCAGAAGCCAGGTAGTTATCGACTCCTCCCGTTTCATAGACCGGCTGATTAGGTGCATTAAACACCTGGTCCTGTTTACCCAATCCTGTAACGGGTGCTCGTTGGCCGAGCGGTACCGTGACGTCTGGACCTTTCTGAGTCCACGGGCGTGCAGACGTAAAATAATCTTTCGCCCAGGCGATGTTAGGTATCGTTAAATCCAGGAGGTCACGTTCCTGGACCAGGTCCTGGTCACGATACCATTCGTTAAACACCTTGTTGATTGCCATCACTGGCAATGCATTAACATCGACACCGGCAACAGGCGGGATACCCAAGAAATCGAGTAAATCCTTCGGGGTGCCCGTCGATGTGATTTGCGGAGGTGTATCGGCATTCATGCCATCAGGACCGCCAGTAATAAAATTCTCCCATCCGTCCCACAGAATTCGATTGGGACAAAAGAAGTGGTGCACCCTAGCGGTCACCGGGTGCATCACTGGTGCGGCCATCGGGGACATTCTCAACAGAACATTCGCACTCTGTTCCATCGTGTCCCCTGGCAATGCTTCGACACAGGATATGGGGTACAGCTTGCCCATTTCGCCTGTCAGAAGGTGATTGTGTGAAAGCCTGAACTTTGACCTTTTCATAAGCGGTACCCAACTTTTCCCGGAGTCCTGAACAAGCGACGATTTGAGTTAGAAGGCCGACGTGAAGAACGACGGACCCGACGTTTACCGCGATAGCTGCGGCTTTTTCTGTTGCGTGTACGCATAGTTAATATCTCCGTTTCTTTGCTTCGCGTCTGTAAGACTCTTCCCAGTCGCGCTGCGTTTTGCGGTTGACGTACTTGGGCTTGTTGGCATCGAGGACGCCAAGTGCCTTGAGTAACGTCATGACCGCTTTGGCAGGGCCAAATTCGTCAAATGGCCCCTCGTCAGACCACGGAATCTCCGCAGTCCGTTTACTACCATCGGCGTTTGTGCCGACGACGATAGTTTGGAACGCCGGTTTTTCACCGGCTGTTTTTGACTGATCCTCCTTCGAAGCTGAAACGACTTCGGAGGGTACAGTATTGACCATGCCGGCCGGACCGCCTTGCGATGTAAATGCTATTCCGTCCTGGCTAACATTGCCGAGCGCTTCTTCGCGTTTCATTCGAGACAACGTGAGCGCAGCCTCAGCTTCATCTCTCATAGCCGACGCATTCAGCGCACGACTTTGGGCCGAATCGAGATTGGATATACTCCGGCCGATACTTTTCACGTATTCCGGCCTTTGATCCATGTGGCTTCCGGTATTCGATTGACCGGACATCGTCATTGTTGGTGAATTGCTATTGGACGCTGCGCCCAATGCATAGAGCGGGTGTATTCCCGCTTTTTTTGCGTCTGCAACGCGATCGCGTATGAGCCGCTTTGAATCTTTTCGATTCACCCGCCATTGTTTTTGAGACTGGCGGAACACTTCGTTCGTAAGATCAGGCGGACTACCGCCGCCACCCATTAGTCCAGCAACATCGCCAGCGATGCCGACGGCTGTACCTATTTCACCGAGAGTTGGCATTATTTGCACTCCTTTCGTGGTTTGTAAGGACCAGGCGCACCGCCTGGTCGGTTGACTGTTCCTTTGGCAAGTAAGACTGCACGTCGTTTCCTTTTTCGCTGCTGGCAAGCATCGCTGCGACGATCATCAAGTAGAACAGTAGGACGTAAAAACATATCCAGATCACGCATCGTAAGCATTTCATCTTTTTTCCTCGCTTTGGCGATAGACCTTCGGAGGGGTCGGAGTATTTCCTTTATTGTGCGGGGCATTCCTGACGGAGCTAACGCGCCGCGCACTTGAGGAATTTTTCTCCGCCTCCTCCTGCTGGGTTTTTCATAGTTTTCCCTTGGGGCGTTTACGCGCCCTGTATCTCTTTTCGTCCTGCTTCGCCGCTTGCTCATATTCTCGATCCCAATCTTTTGTTGGTAATTCCCAGGGGTTAATGTCTGGTAAATCTTTGGCAATGCCAAGCTGCTCACGCAGCCATGATTTCCAGTAAGGGGAAAACGGATATTGTTTTCCCTGGACGCGAAATGTTGAAGGGACGTCGCCATGTTTAGCAATGGCCAACGCGCCAGATTTCGTAGTACAGAGTGCGAGGATGTGATCCATACCGGCTTTGCCTAGTGGTGGTTTTCTCGACATCAGGGAAAACTCTGGTTCCTTTCCTTCCAGGCGCGGATCGTCTTTGCTGGTCATTTTTTTGGTGCAGTATCCTGCGATGTAAGCTGCACCACCTGGTCGTAAATCTCCGACCGTTGTGAAGCCCATTGGCTCGCCGTCCTGGTTTATCCATTTTTGATTCAAATACTGTTCCCATTCTTCGGCTGGGTTGCCGAATAGAATCATGTGGTAATGGGGACGGATATTTTTCGTTCCGTATTCGCCGACTGCGAAGTACCGAATTTTTCCGAGAGAGCCTCCACGAATTCGATTTATGTAAGCGTTTAAATCGTGCCGAACGAGGGAACCATCCTGGGGGCAATTCTCTTCGTTGTAGGTAAGGGTAAGGAAGGATGATATTGATTTCGAGTGTGCTTCTTCGAGCAGAATTTTTCCGATCCAGGACCGCTGCCTGTTTATTCGACAATTCATGCACTGGCCACACGGTACTTTTCTGCCATCGATGGTTATGGGGTGCCCACATAACATGTCCTTTTTGCCTTTTTTGGTAGTGAGGCCTACGGCTAACTACTGTGGTAGATCAAGTTTCAATACCACAGTAGTTGCCGAGGCGTCAAGTTTCAGTCGGAAGGATCGAACTCACCTGGTGGAACAGGCGGTTCGGCAGGGGGTGTAGCTGAGTGCTCCTCAGAAGGCTTCTCAGCAGCTTTCAGGTCCGCTGCCGTGGGTTTGCCCTCTAAATCGGAGTAATCCTCTACATAGGCGTCAGGGGCAAGCTCCTGGACAGTATACGGACTGGTGAGGTCCGGTTCTTCGAGGTCGTCGGTAAAATCGTCCTCCTCCTCGAATGTTCCCGCGCCGTTGTCGCGAGCCTGGTTCGACAATTCCTGCCGAACGAATCTCCGCATTTCCTCGCGGAGTGTTAATGGCCGTTCGTTACCGCCGATCAATTCGACGGGAACGGGATCGGGCGTTTCACCTGGTACACCAGT